ACAATGTGCATATGGAATATAGAACCCTATGTGTGGTATAAGTTGCCCCAAATTTAACGTCTATGGAAGACGGGACGGGGTGCTATGCACCCCAAGAGGTTATAAATTATCAATAGGTCTATGTAAGTCAAATATCCGGATGTTATCTCGCATATCTATTTTTAATGGGCCAACAAAATCGTAATTAGAAATAACACTTTCCATACGACTTTGCTCATATTGCGAAACTCCGAACATTTCCTCACACAAAGGCCTTGATTCATCATTGATGGATTTTGCCTTGATTGTCCAATCCAAGGCATGATACTCATCAATTTGCGACGCTCCATACCTGCCATCAATATAACGGTATTTGGACAAAAATCTCTCGCAAAATTTAGTGAGAATAGGAGTACCATTATATTCGGTCAGGTATGATTGACATCGTGCTTTCATAAGTGACAACATCTTGGTTTCTTTACAACCATAATATTTCATGGAAAATGTTGAAAACTTACGTAAAATCTTAAGAGGATCAGTAATGCACGAGTCACGTGTAATAACCCTACCACAAAAAGATGCTCGATTAAAGTCAGGAGAAAAATTTATTTTAAGCTTAAGTCCAAGATTCTTGACTATCTTTTCACGTATGCGAAAGGAGAGGAAAATACCGTCATCACCTTCAACAAACGTGTCCAACCTGTCAAAATCAAAGTTTCGTTCAACACGAAAACGAAAGTACTTAAGCAAAAACAAATTTATAAAAGAATTTAAAAAACTGGTCCATAAAGCACCTGACATTAACCGTTGTCTTATCGTGGCTGAGACACCACACCTGGGAAAAGATAAGATGTTGTTTCCCAACACCAAATCTTTAAAAACACTAAATTCAGTGTCAAACATACCACCACGCATGTAATCGACAAAGTCAACATAAAGTTGGGCAAAATGGCCGAAATGATGAGCTTCCATGCTGCTGAAGTCTGTAAAACCAACTTTACTACCAGAGAACACATTTCTTAACATATTATCCCTTTCAGTATTATTCAACCCTTTAACAAAAAAAGGTTTATTAAAGAAATGTTTCTCAAGACTCTTTATAAATGGTCCCAACATAACTTTAATCTGATCAGGATATGAATTAATGGTTCTCGGTGCTTTGACCTCCCCATAACCTTCAAATTTAATGAAACTTGCACATCGATTACGCACGTAATCCATTTTAATAACACTATCCATTAATTGTTTCTTACGAGCGATAGTGTAGTTGGTTGAAGCCAACCAATCTTCAAGTGTATACCATTTTCGGCAAACACCAAAATTCTTAAAATGATTACGTGCGAAATTAATAAATTTCATCATGGAGTTCACTTTCCGTTCAGGCATCACACAACCTATACGATGTTGTATGGCAGAAACAACATTGTACTGTGAATGTAATGATGGAAAGAAATTAATGGATGGCACTCCATAAATATCTGATGTGCAATGCTTCATATAAATGAAAAAAGAAGCTTTATCCTCCATAGAAGGTCTGGGGCTGAACTTAATGTTTATATGCGTTTCGGGATCTAAGGGGTTTAGGGCAAAATCACGAGGCAATTCGTAACCACGCACCCGCAACTTTATCCCTGAAGTTGTGGGTGCACTCGGTTTAAATCATCCTGGATAGCTAATGCAATTTTAAGAACAACTTTCTTAGTTGAATGCAATGTAGCCATATTTCTCCAGGGCAATCTATTCCAATTCAGCATGTAGTTACTCAAACGGGCTGCGAGAATATTTGCGCTTTGTCCAGGAAGGCACAACGACAACGAACTACGTAAACATCGCATACTAACAAGATATTCTTCCGTAGTCTCTCGTGTTGTTATTAAACCACATTTACAAATGCCATACTCTCCAATAGATACCTTACCTAAATCTAAACCATGTTCAAATCTAGGATCATTTTTATCTTGATATCTGGTACCAATGAAGATCTTTGTGGTTATCTCCTCCCCCCCAAGTTCTGACTTTACTTTCAAAACTTGTTCATCAATTTCATATTCTTCGCCATATTCATCACGAAAAACTATAGTACTTATGACATCAACAGTACGATGTCTGTTAAACCAACATGTTCCATCATACTTCTTTGTTTTTTGTACTCCCAAGATTAAATCCGAAGTGGGTATGGTCATGTTAGTGTATTTATCTTTAGATTTCAACATATAATTACACAATCTAAATACAATCATATATAAAAAATGTGCCCATCCCAAAAAGACGATACAAGCAACTAATGTCAAAACCCAGCTCTCATCCAACAGAACAAAACTTGGTCCTGGATTGGGCTCTACACCTTCTCGTATCAAGTCCAATTGAGTTTTTCCCCCAAATTGCACTAAAACATTCTTTACACTCCTCAATAGGGCCATCATATAAGCATTAAAGCCTTGAATTAAAGCACCCATTGGTATTTGTTCATTAGGTGTTTTCTCTTTCAACACATTAAATACCTGCCAATATATATCACGACCAAATTCAACTTCAGTTAATCCCCTAGCATTTTCGTTAATTAATTGTGATATTCTAAAGGCCCTATCTTTGGTAGTTATTCCATGTGTTATCTCCAAAATTTTGGGCGTCCACATACTAACAACTCCCAAATAATCATCCAAAATGCGGCATTTTGCATTTAAAATTTTACTTTGTTCCCTATCAACGATCTTAGTATTTTGGTAGGACGTTAAGACACGACGTAACCTCTTACAAATATCATTCTTAACGGCCATTTGATCTAACGTGAATTTACCCAAAGATTTACAACCAGCAATTAGCATTTGTTTCCTTTTCAATGCTCTGGCCGCCTTCTTATCTAATTTATTAACAGCCCGACCAAAATTTCTCATCGTGTATTTGCCCCTCATATCCTTAGACAATTCCCACATGTCTAAGTACTCCTCCCTATCCCATTTACTAGTGTTTTGCGCACTAGCTCGCTTCCTTGACGCATATTTCGGCTTTTGGTGTCATAACTGACTCACCATAGTGTTGAACTAACGTTCCAGCTTAAAAA